TCATAACTCTTCAACACTTCTTTTAAATCATTAATTGTTTGACGAACACAAGTACCACAACTTGATACCTCTTTTCGCATTCCAAATATTTCATTGTATAGGTTTGTTATCCCTACGTTTTGTTCGTGGTTTACCTTATCGCTTGATATTTCGTTTAGTAATCTTCTAAGTATTGATAGTTGGTCTTGAGTTAAATCTTGCTCCCTTTCCCATTTCCCTAGAGGACACCTAGTAAAAGCTATCGCTCCTTTGATACGCATAAAGCAACCACACTTCTTGCATTGGCTTACGGATTTACGGAAGTGTTTACAAGCCTTACAAATACCCATCCTTTCATTGTATACCCTATTACTTGCTTTTAACTTCATCCTTTATATACGTTCTTACGTTTTTAATCGTGTGAAATATAGATGTAGTAGAAATCCCTGTTGCCTCAGCTAGACTTCTAATTGTGTGGTCAGTTTCATAATAAACCTTGAAGAGTGTTTTATCATAGAAATGTAAATCATTCATTATATCATTTACTTGCTCTAAGCGTTGTTCTAACAACTCCTTATCTCTTATATCACTTTCGCTACTATCATGCCTTAAATCGCATATTATAGCGTTCTCATCCTTTAAATAGGTGTGATGCTTCTTCTTGAACGGCGAAGAGGAGCGTAAGTACTGATTTAGCATTACCCTAGCCACCCAAAATTTTAAATGCCTATTGTCGTATATCTTTTGGAGCTTCTCTTGGTCGTACTCCAACATTATAACATACACCTCTTGTGTGAGGTCTTGCGCATCTATATCATTACCCTTAGTTATTTTAAGGGCTATCTCGTAAAGCTCGCTATAATGTTTGGCTAACTCGTCTTTTAATTTGACCATATCTACTAACAAAGGCTTTGTGTCCTATTTTAATATTGAAGTATATAGATAAATAGCGTTTGATGGTTTTCATTTTCGCACCACGCTGTATACCCTTTAAAATTGACTTATTGATTATTCCTCTCATCTTGTTGTTTTTAAGTTGTTTGTAAAAAAAAGGGAGAAAAGTAACTACACTTCTCCCCCTCCTAAAACAAACTAAATGAAAATTACTTATTTCAAATATATAAAAATTTTGTTTATTTCGACTTATTGTTAATAAGTTCTATATCAATCAGTTTTTGCAGATAAACAGCCATATCTAAAGCTTCCTCTTGAGCGTGTTTAAGCCAGTCTAAACGTGTTAAATCTGTACGCTCCATAGTAACACCATATTTACGTTTACCTACTTCTGCTCGCTCTAGTATCTTATCACACACCGATTGCTCTACTTTACTTCCTCTCTCTTCAGGGTTGGTGCATCTACTTAACCCAAACGCATCTAATCTAGCTCCCACAATTCTCACAATCAGGATTATCAATTGAGCAGGCTTTCGGCTGCTCCTTTTCTTCTAGGTTATGTACAATATAGGCTTAGTTCAGTTCTTTTAATCAAGTTTAGTGCTTAACCAAAAAAAGAAAAAGCCCACGCTCTTTTGTTTTTATCAAAACAATTGGGTCTGCCTTGTGTGCGCTTCAAAACGTTCCCACCCTTTATTATGATACTCTTCATCAATTTCGCAAACGTCAAGGTCGTATTTATAATCCCAACAAGCCTTTGCAATACTATGAGAACCACCATGAGTGTCTAATATATTCCAACCTTCTTTTGCATAATTTTCTAAAATGTATTTGTATAATTCATAAGGTTTTTCTGTTAAATGAAACCTATCATTATTATTTCCAAAATGCTCAAACATTTTAGCTACTTTATCAAAAGAAGTCCACGCATATTCCCACCTACTAAATGTTGGCATATACTGTTTTTTATCCCAACATAAAATACCTCTTGTTGGTGGCAAGTCAAAATAATTTCCACCCCAAACAACTTGGTTTTCGCTAACTCTAAAAAGTTCGTCCCAATATTCTTTTGTTGGTACATTATCCCATTGCTTATCTTTGTATTGCTTTTTATACTTTTTCATAACGTCTTTTCCAGCACCATCAACAAGCCTATTTCCTAAACCATAAGGCGGGTCAACTATTGCAAGTTTGTAATAGTTATCAGGCTTTGTCTTCATAAATTCAACATTATCACAATTATAAAAATTGATATTTGCCCTTCCTTTTTTTTCTTTTTTTATTTCGTTCATTTAATTAAGTTTTGTGCTTTAAGTCGCCTATACAGTACATAACACTGTATAAAAAACATTAAAACGATTTTTTATACTATACGTAAATCTTAATTGCTATTAGGAATACAACTAACGTGCTAATAAATATTAATTCAGTCATCTTGGTTTTGTTTTAGTTGTTTCTAATTTCATATCTTAGTTTTATTTGAGCATTAAAGCACTCGTTAACAGTTGCTAAATCGCCATTAAAACAGCGTTTAGCTTGGTGTTATAAAAAAGTGCTTTAAGTTCGGCACTCGTATGTAACATTGTGCAGTTAAGTCTT